CCTAAGAATGTATCAATTTCGCCTTGCACTAATGCTTTAACAGTATTGTAATCTGATGAAGTTACAGTTGTTATGTTTAACAAATCTGCAAGCTGTTCAGGAGCAACAGCACAATAACGAGGTAATGTTGGATCAACATTATTCTCATCAAGTAATTGCTTTGCTTCTACGAGCTTTGCGACTGTCAAACCTGCAGCAGGTGAGCCGACTCCAACTTGTTGTCCTGCTGGAAAACTCGTTGAAGTAGAACCTGTTTCACCAGTATATGCAGTTCCGAAAGCAGCAGAGACGATTTCATCATCAATAGCTCTTCCCATTGCAAATGCTGTGGCTTGTGAGTAAGGACTTGTTGGATCAATTAATGTTCTGACTTTGTCTTGGTCGTCAATTAAGTCAGCATACTCATAATCAACAAGCGATACTCTTCTTCTGGCATGTGGAGTGTCAATTTGTGGTGTGTCTGCATGTCTGCTCATTCTCTTTTGTGCAGTCGCAGAACCAACTTGATCGTAAAATGCGTTCTTTCCTACTTGGCTTTCAACTCGTACAGCGTTTCTTAACAAACTTCCTTTTTGTTGAGAAAGTAATTGTACATTACTACTATATTGTTGAACAAAAGCCGTAGTAATTTGAGAACTCATTAGATCTCCTTATCCAAAATTGTTAATAAAAAATAAACAGCGAGAAGTGCTGTCCATAATTGGACACTCTCTTGGGAAGTAACGATTACCCCATACGAGTCATTAGACTAACAACAGGAATGTTCCCATTTACCCTGACTTTTGTTTTAAAAAAACCAAAACAAAAAAAACTTTTTAAACTATCGCACAAGCGTAACTATTGATTTCAAGACCAACAGCAACGATACGAATAGTAGGTTTTTTCCATTCATTCATTTTCCTTATCTATTCCTATTTCCTTTCTATCCTTCTTCTGGATGAACCATCTCTTGCATGTCTGCTACTTCTTTAACTGCATCTTCATGGCCTGGATCTTTACGATTCCAGTATGGTGAACCAGTAACAGTTAATTCTGCAATCTTTCTTTTAGCTTCTGCAGGAGTGAAAAACTCACTTCCTTTTTCTCCAGTAGCAATCTTGTCTTCAGATATAGTGTCTGCAATGTTAGACATCAACTTTATAAATGTAGGATGATTACCTAATTTAGTTCCATCTTTTAATTCTACATCTAAAAATTTAGTATCGCCATAAGTTTGGAATACTCTTTGAGAAGATTTTAATTTTGCGTCATAAGTTTTTCCAAACTCTTTTCGCAATGCAGCTTCTGATTCTGCTCTTTTAGTATCAGCATCCACATTTATATCTTCTATTTGTGTCTTAACTAAATCTTTATACCAAGAAGTTAATCCTTTAAATTGTATTTGGTTAAGACCTAACTTATGAGCAGTATCTTTAAAGTTTTTTACATTTTCCTCTGGAATAGGTAAATCACCCAAATCTTCCTCATAAGTTTTTGCTTCTTCTGGTTTGCCTAATTTATTATATACAGCATCCCATTCTTCTTCCGAAGCATTTTTTCCAGGAATTGCAATCTTATCTGCACCTATCATTTTTTGTGCATGAATATAAGATTTTGCTAAACCTGGCACATCTTTAACAGTTGTCAATGATGGATCGTTTCTTAAATCTTCTGGGAGATTTTCTCTCCAATCCACTTGTGCATCTAACGGTTGTTCTTCTGTTTGTGCAACATCAGACGATGTTTCTTCTGTCGCTACCTGTGCTTGCTCTTCAGCCATCTTGTTTATTTTCCTCCTTTATAAAACTTAAAATGGTTAATAAAACAGATCGTTGCCCTTCAAGAAAGGCACTTTCGTGTGAGTCATTTCTTACATGCGTAGGTATGTAATGATGACAACGAAACTTTAAATCTTTTAAAACTCTTTTGCCTTGTTCAGAACCAAAGACAACTTTATATTCTTTTTTTAATTGTTGTAATTTATCTAAATCCATTATGTTGCTTCTGTAGTCATCATGTTTGCAACTTCTCTAACAGCAGGAGCTGCCTTCCCTGCTGACTCTGCTGCTTGTGCCAGTTGTTGTTGTTGTAATTGTTGTTGTTGTGCCATAGCATCTTGTTCTCTTTTTTGTGCAACACTAACATCATCATTTAATAATGTACCAGGCACACCTAATATATCAAATATATATTTAATTAATTTATCTGAATTTATATAATCAAACACAGGTACTTGTTGTTGTAATGGAACAGCAATTTCTAATGCTCTTAATATTCCAGATAAGTCAGAAGTTCTTTGTGCTTTAGCAAGTGGTGATACATATTCTATTTCTATATCAACACCTTCTAAATATTCTGGCATAGGTGGTAATTGTTCATTTCTTAATAAAATGCTAAAAGCTCTATTAATTAAAGGTCTTAATAATTCACTTGTTAATCTTCCAAGAACAGGTCCTAGTAATCTCATCTTCTCTTCGTTTCTTTGTACAACTTCTGTTGCTGTCATTTGTGGGCCTTGTCCTAAAAGTAATTGGTCTACAAAAAATGCTTCTCTAATAGCTCTTCTTTTTTGTTCTTCCATATTTAATCCTATTGGATTATTAGCACCAATATTTAATGGTTCAATTCTATCTCTTGTTCCTGCACGATAATAATTTAAACCACCTGGAACAGTTCTTACAGGTAAAACAAATCCATCATCTGGAACTAACAACGGTGGATCAACTTGTTTTTGTGCTGCCTTGATTGTTGTCTTTGCCATTTCATTTAACATTTTAATGTCAGGCAACGCAGTCATTGATGGACTTCTTCCATATACTTCATTAGATGATTTTAAAAATCTAGGAACCATAAATGGAAATTCATCAAAACCACCTTCTGCAATTAAATGCTGTCCGTCTGGATCAATGTAACAAGAGCCAAATGGTTTATTTAATTTATCTTTTTTCTTTGTATCATAATTATCTCTAGGATAGACAGAGTGTAAGATTGTAACATCTTTGTATGGATCTGTTTTTGCTTCATTAAGAATTTTACTTCCTGCTTGCACACCCCATTGTTGAACTGCTGCTCTTGCAGACATATTAAATTTTCTGCAAACCATATCTATTTTGCCTTGATGATTTTCAGATATAAATATTTCTGCAACATGTCTTGAAGAGAAACGCAACTCTCCATCAGAATCTTCTAGGAATAAACAGGCAGTTCCAAAAGCAGTAAGGTCCATATATAATTCGTGTATCTCTTGTTGAAAATTACTACGAGCAAATGCTTGATACATTCTTTCTACAGCAGTATCTAACCATGCCTTCGCACCTGCGTCATCGTTAATTTCATTTTGTTTATATTTTAAATCAAACCAAGATGTAGAAGGGTTGGTAAGCATACCATGAAGAGATGCAGATAATAATTCTAATGCGTGTATTGCAGTAGCATCATAAATTAATTCTGTTCGTTTATCTCCTTTAGCTCTTGTCTTAGTAACATTCGCTTTTCTAGGTAAAACATAATCAGCAATTTCTTGCCAATGTCCTTCCCAAGAATAACGAAGGTTTTTTAAACTTTCAAACTGTTTTAATTTATCTGATACAAATTTACTTACTGCCATAATATTATCCCATTAATGTTTTTTTAATTGTTTGCCCACTTCCTTCTTGTCTAGCCATTAAAACTTTTTGTTGTGTTAATGGTGTTTTAGATTGTTTAGTCGTTTTTGTTTTTCCTGCTTTCTTTTCTTTCTCTTTTACTAATTTAGGATCTACACCTGCTTTAATCAAATTTTCTTCTTTATCCCAGTATGTTTCTTTTACATCTGGATTATACAATTTATATTTATCTTTCCTAAATTCTCTCATCTCTGGGGTTCCTGGTACAAGTTGGTTTTTCTCTTTATCATATGCAGTCCATCCTCCTGGTAAAGGTTTACCTCCACCTAAAGCTCCTCTAAGTTGCCCTTCTCTGTAATTTATCCAATGTTTTATTCCACTCACTTAACCTCCCAATAAAGTTTTCTTTTCTGTAAGTGGATCACCAGTAACGCCCTCAGCACCAGTCATTATAGTAGCATAACGACCTTTTCTTTTTCTTTGTTGTGCTGCTGCTGCTTCACTCTGTTCCAACTCTGCCTTTGTTGGTCCTGCTGGAGCAACTGGCTTCGGTGCTGGTGGTGGAGCCACAGGTTTAGGTTGTGGTGGTGGTGCTGGTGGTGAAAAAATACCTCCCATTATGTAGTACCTCCTAATAAAGTTTTCTTATAAGTTTCTGGTTCATCCAGTAATCCTTGTGGGCCTGTTTGTATTAATCCAGCCCTTGCTGCTTTTTGTTTTACTCTTCTTCTTTCTCCTGCCATCTCATCTAATAAAGATTGTGCCTGCGATTTTTCTGCAGCAGATGCTTGTGGATCATTTACAATACTCTCTGCATTATCTCTAGTAACAGGTGGTCGTGGTGGCGACTCTGGTACATCTGGTAAATCATAACTCGGCATTTCTGGTTGCATCATTAAACTTGCAGCCGAACTTAAAGCACTAACAACTGCACCGACAGCCATCCAGGTTTCTTTTGCAACCATTACCCCAAACTCTCCATAGTAAATGGGTTATATTCCTGTTGCGAAATTCTTTGTTTTGGTTTTCTCATAAATCCTTCTTCTGTATCTAGCCCAATTCCCATATAACGAAAGGCATCTGCAGAATGAGATGACCAATCGTGCTTAGGTCTTGTCCTAAACGATTGAGTCTTTTCATCATATACCCTGTGATATTGTCGAAGTGCCTGCAGGCCATCTTCACAGTTTTTTGCATCAAACCAACACCTAGATATTAATTGTTGTGCTGCATGTATTCCATCCTCAACAGGTAACTTTGGTACTATTTTGAAGTTTAAACCTAACTCCATAGCGATTTCACGCCTTGATTTACCTGTACCTAATTCTCGGACATCAATATCATGTGGAGCATAGTGATGTTGATAAAGATACTTATAAGTATTTAATATCTCACAGTAATGTTTTAAACCCTCACCCTTAGCTTCATAATAATTTATAATATGAACTGCGTGTCCTACTACTTGTGCAAACCAAATTGCTGTTGCGTCTGCAATACCTAAATCCCAAAAAGTACTTACAGGATAACCTTCATCGTATGGAACTTTTGTAATTCTTTTTTCATTTAATGCTTGGTCTAATGGCTTTCCATATATAGCACCTTCAACATTTGCAACAAACGAACACTCAAACTCTTGCTCAAACTGGTTTTCAGTCATTATTGCCTTTGCTGCTTCTAGTTCTTCTTTAGGAAGTATTTTTGTTCTTGATGCCCTGTATACTTTAGAGAACCATTTAGGATTAGTTACAGCTTCTTGATATAATTTATAAAAATTATTTTGTCCTCTAGGAGTTCCTACAAAAAAACAGAAACCTTTTCTGTCTACTAATGCAGGTCTTACCACTTCCCCAAACACTCTCTCTGGCATATCTGCATATTCATCCATCACTATACCATCCAAAAATATACCTCTTAAACTATCTGGGTTCTCAGCACCAAGTAAAGATATTCTGGAACCATTAGGTAAATCACATCTTAATTCTGTTTCATGGAACTTAGCACCAGGAACTTTATGTGCATAAAATTTTAAATAATCCCATGCCACCGATTTTGCTTGTCTGTATGTGGGTGCCATATAGGCAAACCGAGAAGATTTGTTTGTGGTTGTGAGTGCAGCACGGAGCAAGTGATTGACAGCCATAACTGTTTTACCAAACCTTCTATGACATACTACCACCGAAAATCTTTTTAAATTATCATGTAGATAT